CTGCGATAACGGCAATGTCGTTTTGCGTGACCGTAAGACTGGCACCATGACTAAGTTCCCTTATGAGTACTGGAAGTTTACTCAGGTAATGCTTGAGAACCTGAAACTCAACTTCCCCAATGTTAATCTCATTGGCATTCGTGTTGCTGGTAGTGCCGATGCCAAACGTATGGTTCGTATGCACTGCAATCATAATTTTGACAAAGTTGATCCTATCTGTGCTAAACTTACAAAACAAAAAACAGTGTCTCTTTCTGGTACTGGATATGATTCTTATTTCTTGATTGTGTCTAGTGCCCTTTCTAATGATGCTGAGTTTGAAGTTGCTGACGATGCAACCAAGAGTCAAATCCGTTCTGCATTCAGGAAGTCTTTGGCATCTAAGAAAATGAATAAAAAAGTTCTTAATGAGTTTATTGCCCTAGTTGTATGAAAGTAGTTGATCAGAATAAAACTTTTAGGAAGTATGATTTTAGTTCTTTCATAACGAGGGAAGATGATAAGGAAGCATGTAAAATCATCAAAGGTATTATTGACAGTGGTAACTACTTTACCAACAGTCCAAAATATCAAACAAAGGAGAATCTCTTTGCCCGTTCTGAAGATGTGTGGCTGAAATATAGGAACACATTCTTGGTTGCTTGCTTTGCTTATCTTGGTAAAGAAGTTAGGGTGGGTAACAGAAAGTCATGGAGTTTCATGACTAATCTTGATGGTGCTGAAGATCGTGATAAGTTATGGCATCATCACTGGTATCCAAGTCAATCGGGTATGAAAATGCTCAGTGGTTTGTGGTATCTGGATATTCCAGATGATGTTGATGACATGGATTTGTGCGGAACTGAGATAGCACCATATGGACCACGTAGAGGTGGTGAGTTTTTTGTTAAACCAACATTTGGTAACTGGTTAATCTATCCATCTGATCAGTGGCATCGTCCTGGTATTGTTCAGAGCAATCAGTATCGTTTTGTCCTTGCCGTGGATTTAGAATACTATCCGTAGACAGTCTTGATACTGGCACAAACGGTAGTCGTGGTTCTCTTTTTGGTACTATAATGTATACATACCAATGAGGTTCGCAATGACCACTCGTTTGAACACTGAAAACCTTCTTGTTGAACTCCGCGGTTTGTACGGTAACAATGTTACTACTGCTGACCTGCGTGCTTACTGTGCTATGAACGGTGTTTCATATCCTAATGTAACCAAAAAACTTGAAGAGTACAAAGACGGTCGTGGTAAATGGAATTTGACCGTTGCTGAAAAACTAGAACAGAACTATAACGCACCCTCTGCTTTGCCTGCTGTAGAACAGAATCTGATTCCCACTAAAGATGATACCTTCGTCAAGTTTGGTAATTTTGCTGATCTTAAGAAGATTATTCAGTCCAATCTGTTTTATCCTACGTTCATTACGGGTCTTTCGGGTAATGGTAAAACGTTCGGTGTTGAGCAGGCATGTGCTCAGTTGGGTCGTGAACTGATCCGTGTAAACATTACTATTGAGACTGACGAAGATGATCTTAGCGGTGGTTTTAGGCTTGTTGATGGGAATACTGCATGGCATAACGGTCCCGTCATCGAAGCACTTGAACGTGGAGCAGTGCTACTCTTGGACGAAATTGACCTTGCCTCCAACAAAATCCTCTGCCTTCAGTCCATTCTAGAAGGTAAAGGTGTCTTTCTCAAGAAGATTGGTAAGTGGGTCAAGCCTGCTGCTGGTTTCACTGTAGTTGCTACTGCCAACACCAAAGGTAAAGGTTCTGACGATGGTCGTTTCATTGGCACTAATGTGCTCAACGAAGCATTCCTTGAACGTTTTGCTCTGACTTTTGAGCAAGAGTATCCTCCCACTTCCATTGAGTCTCGCATCCTGAACAAGATCTGTGATGATGAAAAGTTCTGTGTTCATCTTGCTACTTGGGCAGACATTATCCGTAAAACTTTCAAAGAGGGTGGTGTGGATGAAGTTATTAGCACTCGTCGTTTGATTCATATCATCAATGCTTACAATATCTTTGGTGATAAAGTAAAAGCAATCACTCTTGGTTTGAATCGTTTTGATGATGAAACTAAGCAAGCATTCATGGGTCTGTATGATGCAGTGGATTCTGATGTTGACGTAAAGACGGAGGTTTGATATAATGACTAATGCTTGGAGTTTGCTTTATGATTACATGAATGAAGATGAATATCTGGCATTAGATAAAGCCTATGATGCCTATCTTGAAAATGTAAACACCTTTAATTTTGAAACTGCTGTACCTGTGAAACCAGAACAACAAAAAACAAAACCTAACTGGAAGTATCACGAAGATCTTACCATTAAAGAAATAGAAGATTATATTACTCGTACATATTCTGCCCACTACTCTTCTAAGATCCAAACTCTAGATCTTATTGAATCTGTGGGTGATGCTGAGGCATTCTGCCGCAGTAACATTCTTAAGTATGCCTCTCGTTATGATAAGAAAGGAAGTGCTAAAATGGATATCATGAAGATCATCCACTACGCAATTCTTCTCTACCACTTCTCTGGACAAAACAATGAAATTGAAACCCCCTATGAAACTTTCTGATAAGACTCTTACCCTGCTGAAGAACTTCTCTTCCATCAATCAGTCCATCCTGGTCAAAGAGGGTTCTAAACTTCGCACCATCAGTGTGATGAAGAACATCTTGGCAGAAGCAGAAGTCACCGAAGAGTTTGATCGTGACTTTGCTATCTACGATCTTGGTCAGTTTCTTAACGGACTTTCCCTGCACCAAAATCCTGAACTGGATTTCCAGAATGATTCCTATCTGGTCATTCGTGAAGGCAAGTCTCGTGCCAAGTTTGCCTTTGCAGATCCTAGTGTGATCGTCGCACCTCCAGAAAAAGCAATTAGTCTTCCTACTCAAGATGTTTGTTTCCAACTGGAAAGCAGTCAACTTGACAAACTGCTGAAGGCAGCACAAGTGTATCAACTTCCTGATCTTGCTGCTGTTGGTGAAGCAGGTGTAATCAAACTGGTTGTTCGTGACAAGAAGAACGACAATTCTAACCAGTTTGAGATCGTTGTTGGTGAGACTGATAAAGAGTTCACTTTCAACTTCAAAGTTGAGAACATTAAGATTGTTCCTGGTTCTTATGATGTTGTGATTTCAAGTAAACTTTTGTCACAGTTTACCAACAGTTCTTTTAACTTGAATTACTACATAGCTTTGGAACCAGACTCTACCTACAATGGCTAAGTGGGAAGTGAAATACATTTTACCCGAGTATGGAACAAAGTATTTTTACGGTGAGATTGAAGCAATCAATCAAGTAGAAGCAGGAAAATTGTTTAAGGCAATGGTGCCTAAATGTAAAATCATTGGTGGTGCTAAACGTCTATGAGACACATTTTGTTTACCCTTAAGGGGTGCTCTATGGTTCTTCTTGATGACGAGAAGTACATTAGAGATGTAGTTTACCATGCCAGTGTGAAGTGTCAGTCTACTTTGCTGGCACTCAACTCACACAAGTTTGAACCTCAGGGTGTCACTTGTGTGGCAATGCTTGCTGAAAGTCATATCAGCATTCACACTTGGCCAGAGACTGGTATGGCAGTATGCGATGTTTTTACCTGTGGTGACCATACCAATCCACAGGATGGTGTAGAATATATGAAACAGATGCTTCATGCATCTGATATTGTTTCCAACGAATTTGTTCGTCCACTTGAGTGAGTTTATGTCTCGTAATGAGTTTCTTTGGGTCGAAAAGTATCGTCCCAAAACTATTGATGAATGTATTCTGCCAGAGCAAACCAAGGAAACTTTCAAAGAGTTTCTAGAGAAGGGAGAGATTCCTAATCTGCTCTTGGCAGGTCCCCCTGGCATTGGTAAGACCACGATTGCCAGGGCAATCTGTGAGCAACTTAAATGCGATTATATTATTATCAACGGATCCGATGAAGGAAGATTTCTTGACACGGTGCGGAATCAGGCAAAGAACTTTGCTTCGACCGTCTCTCTTTCTGCTGACGCAAAGCACAAAGTCATCATTATTGACGAAGCTGACAACACGACCCACGATGTACAGCTCCTCCTACGGGCAAATATTGAGGCATTTTATAACAACTGCCGATTCATCTTCACCTGTAACTTCAAAAACAAAATCATCGAACCACTACACTCTCGATGTGCCGTGGTCGATTTCTCTATCAGTGGAAAGCAAAAACCTGCTATCGCAGCAGAGTTCTTCAAACGACTCAAAACCATCCTGGATAAAGAGGGTATTGAGGCAGATCAAAAGGTTCTTGCCGAACTGATCAATAAGCACTTCCCTGACTGGAGACGGGTGCTCAACGAGTGCCAACGATATTCTGTCAGTGGAAAGATTGATAGTGCTATTCTTGCTACCTTCTCGGATGTTTCTGTAAATGATCTCATTAAGAACCTTAAGGAAAAGAACTTCCCTGAAGTTCGTAAATGGGTTGTCAACAACATCGATAATGACCCTAGTGTTCTTCTTCGGCGTGTTTATGATGCTCTTTACACAGCCGTGGAAGGTCCTTCTATTGCTGCCGCTGTGCTTATTATTGCTAAGTATCAGTATCAAATTGCCTTCGTTGCCGATCAAGAAATTAATCTTCTGGCGGCACTAACTGAAATCATGGTGGAGTGTAACTTTAAATGAATGTAAAACTTATTCGTGTCGTAACTGGTGAAGAAATCGTAGCAGAGGTTGTCTCTGAAACTGATGATACCATCACCGTTCAAAATGCTCTTGTGGTTCTTCCTACCAATAATGGTGTTGGATTTGCTCCCTGGGCAACTGTGATTAGCAAAGATGATCCTGAGATTACTGTGTCACGTAATCATCTTGTCTATGTCGCAGAAGTTCAGGATGATGTTGCTAGCAAGTACAAAGAGATGTTTGGCAACATAATTACTCCTGCAGAAAAGAAACTTATTTTGTGATCCATGAGCAAGTATAATGAAGAAAGATTGGTAAGCTCTGCTGTAGCACCAGTCCCCTTTGGTTTTTATCAGTTGGAAGAGGATGATGTAAATCTCCTTAAAAGATATGCCAAAGAGTTAAAAGAAACTCCTCGTAAGTTCCACTTCCCGACTTCTGCTAACGTTGAAGAAGTTTATGGTGCTACTTCCTTCATGGAAGATGTTGTTGGGAACATCGGACTCAAATGTCTGAAAACTCTTATCAATCAACTGCCACCAAATCATCGGTGGAAAATTCTAGAGTCTTGGGTAGAATATAGAAAGAAGGGTGATTTTTTACCAGCATCTTCAGTCCCAGGTGGTGATATGGCTTTTGCCATTTGGATCAATATTCCATATGATATGGATGAGGAAATGGATCATCCCAGATATAAGGACTGTCATAACCCATCTGCTGCTAAAACACAGATGATCTATACCAATCCTCTTGGTAAGATGTCAACCAGAAACTTTACCTTTACTAAAGCAGATGAAGGTGTTATGCTGTTGTATCCCTCTAGTATTCTCCTTCAGAGTTTTCCATTCTATACTTCTGATGAAGAATGTATTGTGATGAGAGGAGCTTTCGTTGTTGAAGAAATTCCTTTTCGTAATTAAATGACAAAACACCCATTGAAAACACCCCTTCGTTATCCTGGTGGAAAGTCGAAGGCAATCACTACTCTTGCTCCGTGGTTGCCTTCTGACCTGAAGCATTATCGTGAACCCTTTATTGGTGGTGGTTCAATGGCAATCTACGTTGCTCAGGCATACCCCAGTGCTGATGTGTGGATCAATGACCTCTACGTGCCCCTGTATAACTTCTGGGTGCAGTTGAGGGACAATGGTGAGGAAATGTCTGAAACCATCTACAAGATCAAGGAGAGCATTGCTAACGACGATGACGCACACAAAAAACTCTTTACCGAGTGTGCTGAGTCTATTGATAGTCAGACTGGTGTAGATCAGGCAGTCAGCTTCTTTATCATGAACAAGTGCTCCTACTCTGGTCTCACTCAGAATAGTACTTTCTCTGTGACTGCTTCTCGTTCTAACTTCTCTCTTGTGGGT